AACTCAATAATATCACCAAGTAAATAGTCTACACCAAAAGTATAATTTACTTGTGGTACAATTTGCCCGTCTACCATTCGCACGTAGTTGTTGTTAATTAAAGCGTTTTTTGCTTTTTTGTCTAGAGCTGTACCTAAAGTAGTAGTACTTGACCCAGCATCTTCAAATGTAAAATCATCTACAAACAAGATCATTGTACGTCGGTCAAATCCTATTGCATTTTCACCACCATCAACATAAGCTACGCCATTTCTAAGACCAATTAAAAACGGATCATCGGCAGCAGGGTCTGACGTTAAATATGCGTAAGCGACATTTTTATAATTCGCAAGAGATCGTAATTCTTTTACATTGACTAATGAATCTAAAGCTGATTGAAAGGATACAACCGGATATGTACTTTGACTACTAGTTAGATTGCGACCTTTATATACTCTAAACGTTAATGTATACCCATCGTCAGATACGCCCGTTGGTTTCAAATCAAAACCTAGAGAATATAACTTACAAACTTCTTCTACAGCATCATATACAGGGCCGTACTTAGCCTCGTACGTGACGTTAGAGCCGCCGGTTAATGGGGATACCTGAAGGTTTGGTATAACCTCATCTTGGCCCCCAGGGATTGGAGGATATGCTCCACTAATACCAAGTCCTCCATTTATACACATTGCTGATACAATGCGAGTAGCAATTGCGCCCTGCTGGTCTGTTACTGTATAATTTTTAGCGGACCATAATACGGATGATCGAATAATTCGGTTTTTAAGAAACCAAACTAAAAATTTGCCTTCAATCCGCATTTCATTATTCTCAATAACAACCGTCTCGATAAGACCAACTTCAGTCGAGTCGTTATAAGCTAAAAAATCCCCAGGTGATAGTAGACTCATATTCTTTTTTGTCATTGGAAGTGTAATAACAAAATCGCCAAATTCTGAATATCGTTCCGTCCAAATAATTGTAAGAAAATCGTCAATAAGATCAGTGCGCAAAAATGAAGATGTAAGTTTGTATAAAGCCATTATAGTCCTCCGTATTTAGTTTTATAAATAACATCCCAGGTTACTAAATCCAAAGTATTTGAGGCATTAAACAAATTATTGCCTGGATATAATTGAATCCAATCACTGGCCAATGCTACCCCACTCATAACGGAGCTAGTTGCTTGCGTAGCTTTTGTTACGCGTAAAGCCGACTTACTACCCATAGTCGTGTTAATTCGTACATCGTAAGTGCTATTAACTAACGTTGTAATTGCAAACGATTCAGTTTTACTTGTAGTGTTAATAACCTGAAGGACGCTTTGAGACGAGCTAGCATAGGCTCTTCGAAAATCAATTATGATACCCGTTGGCACGGTGCCAATATATGGGATTGTAGTTGTTGTTAAAGTTGGCCGCTGGGTTACGCTTCCACTTACAACTGTAAACTCAACATCTTGGAAATGTGGAAATGGGCAAATAATAGAAACTTGCAACTCTGGGTTAATACTAAATATGTTTGGCGTGACTGACTCAACATACCCACTAATCTCGCAAACAGGAAGGTTAGTGCTTGTAAAAATTAAAGTAACTTCGTTCTTGGGCATAAAATATTGATACGCTAATTGCCGTAAATCTGAACTACTTGAATATTCCGTCCAATATGGATTTAATCCTAAAGTCAATGTGATGTTACGTTTACCAACACTTGATCCGACGTAAGTCTCACCGTCCAAGGTGGCGTAAGGAGTAGATGTAATCGCCGCGTCAACTGGTCCTAATCCGTCAATGTTTAAAATCTGTAAAGGGTCCGATAGAATCGATGCATTTGATAATTCAAACGGCGCACTAAATACTGTTGGTGTTTTAATTTCAAGACTTGTAAGCATTTTTAATCTCTCCTTTCAGAATATGTTTAGGCTAAGCCCCATAAGTTTATACAGGGCTTAGCCTAAATATAATTAAGATGCACTACCAATAACAGTTTTGGCTTGTGACAGTTGGTTGTTTGTCCGCCTATAAATTTCTGTAGTAGATAACGATTCAGGCGAATTATTATTTTGGACAAATTGAATAACCTTTGGATCTGGCGTCTGCTTGGCCTGCAACTCTTGAAGTTGCAAATCAGCTGCAAGATTAGCAATAGCATTTGCTTTGGTTAGAGACAAATCTGCCGATAATGTTGTATTTGAGACTCCCAAGTCCATCTTACTCGCGTCCTTACGGAACTGAGTTAGGTCGATTACAGGAGTAATAACCGGTGACATATTAACGTCTGTTGATAGAATATTGCCAACGTTAGACATTGCTTCATTTAATTTTGAAACAACGTCTTTTGATACGTTAGACGTACTATCAACAACATTGTCAGCTAAACTTACGCCAGCTGTAGATACAAGTTTCTTATTATCTTCTAAACCAATTGCTAAACCAGCAACAACGTCATTACCAATTCCGATAAACACCTTAGATGGAGATTTAGATTTAAAAATACCCTTAACTCCATCAACGACGCTGTTACCAATGCCCTGAACGCCTTCCCATAGTCGTTTTGGTCCTTCAGCTAATCCACCGGCCATTCCCTTAATAACTGCGTCAATAAGGTCCCAACCAGCATCATTAAATTTCTGCGCATTCTCATTAATGTAGGTAGTTAAGCCAGTTACAAACTCAAGAACAGTATCTCCAGCAGCAGTAATAATTCTAAGAGATTCTGCGCCAACACCTTCAATGAAATGCACAATTAAATCACCACCAGCGGTAATGATTCGTTGATTATTATCATCAAGTGCGTGAAGGAAATCAACAATTAAATCACCAACCATGGATGCAAACTCAGGAATATGAACCCTAAAGCCATTGATTATGCCTTTAAGTAATTCGCAACCAGCATCGACATATTCTTGAATATTAGACCGTAGAACGTCAATACCCGCAGCAATTAATTCTTTTAGCATTTCTTTCAATGCGGGGATATTATCACGAATAGCTTGAATTAATGAAGCAAGAAGTGTACCTAATGCGCCAACAAGTTGTGGACCGGCATCCCGAATAACAACAGCTAGTGCAACGATTCCCAATCCAATTTGTTGAATAAATAATGGAATTAACCCAATAATACCTTCAAATAAGGTAAGTAAAATAAGAATTGCTGGAGCTCCAACAACAGCTAAAAGACCTAAAGCTGTTGCTAGAAGAATCAGTCCTGATCCTAATAGCCACACACCAGCGCCAGCAAGTAATATCGCGGCACCTAATACAGCAAGTTGTATTCCAAATACAGTTGCAACAAGGCCAAATATAGCAATGACACCGGCGAGTCGTGCTAAAATAGTAAGAGCTTTTACAGCATCTTCATACTTTATATTACCTAGCTGAACAATTACATCGGCTAGAATTTTAATTGCCGCTGCAAACGCTAACATAGCTGCACCAGCTGCTAAAATTTCTGGTCCAATGAGCGCCATAACGACAATTAAGATAAGCAGTCCACCTAATAATTTGGCTAGAATCTCTAAGCCTCTACCGGCTGCGGCTGGATCTAAATTGCCTAAAATAGGAATAAGTCCTGCAAGCAAATATAACGCTCCGGCAATTAATAGGATTGCAAACCCTGCGCCAGCAGCTCCTCCAGCTAAAGCAGACATAGAACTTAACAATAAAGCAATTCCGAGCACTAAGGCACCCAGAATTGTTAAACCTTGCTCGGATGTTTTTGGATCTAACTTTCCAAGAATATAAATAGCTCCAGCTAAAATATTAATAGCAATAGCAATTAAAAGAATAGCAACACCGGCAGCAACAGCCGCTTTATTTAATTTTGCAAATTCTATAAATAAACCAAATGCAATAAGTGAAAGAGAAACTGCAGTCATACCTTGTTTAAGTTCTTCTGGTTTGAGTTTTCCTAATTTAGCAATTGCAATAGCTAAGAAATCTAATGAGATTGCTAAAAGGATCATCGACGCGGTTGCTGCTACAATTTTTGCATTTTCTTTTACTTCAATTTTAGAAAGAACATACATGGCTGCAACAAGTGTAGTAACTAATAAGCCAATAGCTATAATTCCTTTAACAAGATCATTATTTGGAATATTAGCAAGCCCCATTAATGCTAGAACTAAAATACCAACAGCAATGGCAATTTTTAGAATCATGTTTGCTCTGACATCATTTTGCATCGTCTTTAAATATCCAGTCAATGCTTTTAATACACCATTAAAACCATTAACAAGTTTATCTACACTTCCAAGAAATTTTCTTAGAGTTGCATATAAAGCAATAAAGAATCCAGTATTAACAACAGCTAACATATCTTGGAAATCAAGACCTTTAATCCATTCTGTAAGTTTATCCCACAACGCGACTAAAGGTGCTCCAATTCCAGATAAAGCTTTACCAATTCCCTCGCCTGATCCCTTTAACGCGTCAAGAATATTAGACCAAATCTCACTTACAGTTTCTCCTGTAGTTGCAACTTGCTGCATATCTTTATTGGTTTTTGACACGCCTTTAATAGAGAATTTAAAACCACTTAATTCTTTGATTTTATCAAATATGTTATTGATAGCAGTTCTTAATGTATCAACGCCTTGCATTAATGGGTTATTAGCAGCAAACGGACCAGCCGTAAGCTTACCATTAAACAACGAGTCAACAAGTTGCCTAATACCCTCAAGGGCTCCAATAATTGGGGCAAATGCTGAATTACCTGTATTCTTTAAAAAGTCAATTGCTTTTGTTAAAAGGTTAGAAAATGATCCTCCAAGATTACCAATCCCGTCAGTCCATTGATCAGTAAGTTCTCTTAATGACCAAAAGCTACCTTGGAGTTTGTAAAGGAATCCTTCTAGATCGCCATGCAATAACGCACCAAAAGCCATACCGAGCCATTTAAGCGCAGTGACAACTGGAAAAACGGCGTCACTAATCTTTTTATAATATGCTTCAAGCTTATTACCAATTGTGTTAAACCACGTATTTATAGCTTCAGCCGCTTTTTGTGCTTTGTCTGCAAAGGTTGTAAAGAAGTCCATGTTTCCACCGATAGAACCAAACAAACTTCCAAACACACCAAGAATTCCCTTGACAATTCGTATGCCAAGTTTAATCACGGAAAATACAACTGAAAAGACAGCACCCAATAGCTTACCAACAGGAATAGCTCCGTTTTTTAATTTTTCTGTAAATTCTTTAAACAATACAGACAAATTATAAAGTTGCTTAGATGTCATTGGTGGAAATATCTTTTCAAATGCTTTTTTAATCGGGCCTAGTAAATTCTTTAAGATTTGTAAGGCATTACTTAAGCCTTTAATGACTTCATCTCTACCGCCTAATTTTTTCCAACCTTTTAACATTTCCGTTAAATTTTTAATTGGCTCAGTTAGCATTGGACTAATGGTCTCGCTGATTTTAGTCCAAAATTTGGTAGCTTCATTGAAGTCACCAATAATTACGTTAAAAACGTCAGACCATCGAGAAGCAATACTTTCTTTTAAGACGTTAAAGAATTGCGTTCCAGTTCGGACTTTTGTTGCTGCTTCTTCTGCAGTTTTTGCTTGCTTTTGAAATTTAGCAATTTGTTTGTCAGTTAAGCCCAAAGATTTCATTTGTGCTTTTGATAATTCACCAGATTGAATTTTCAAATAATTGGTCATAACGCCAGTTGTTAACCAATTTTTCTCAAGTGATGCGTTAAAGTTTGTGCTAGCAAGTTTTGCAGCTTCTGTATCTTTACCAAAAGTACCCATAGATTTGCCTAATTCAATTAGGCTAGCTTGCATGTTTTTATTACCCATACCCACGTTTGTTAAAGAACGCCAGTCCATAAGACGAACTTGACCTGAAGACAACGCTTGAGATAGCTGATATGCGGCGGCGGCAGCGCCTTGCGCATTTGTTCCCGATGCAGCGGCTTCGTTAGAGAAACCTTTAATCATCGTTGTTGCATCTTCAATTCTAATTCCGGCGTTGGTAAACAGACCAACGTTTTTTGTCATTTCACCGAAATTATAAATTGTCTTGTCGGCGTACTCATTCAAATCGTCAAGCGCAGCAGTAACTTGTGGTAATTTTGTTCCGTAACGAGCGGTGTTTGCAAGAATTGTTTGAATTGATCCAAGCTTTAATTCGTAAAGTTTTAAACCTTCGCCAACCTGCTTAATCGTCAAAGATTTTGTAATGCTAATTCCGGCGTCAACAGCTTTGTTAGTGATGTTTGATAAGGCAGTGATTGCTACTGTAGATAACGCAATAAATTTAGCTGATATACCTTCAGTTGCATTTCCTAAATTTGCAAGAGAGAACTTGTTTGCTCCTGCTTGTAAATCATTTAAACCTTGGTTTGCTCCTGTCATTTGTAAAGATTGTTTTAATTTGTCAAGAGAACCAATTGAAGTTTGAATTCCAGACTCAAACTGTCGATTGTCAAATTTCATAGAAACTATTCGTTCTTCAACACCACTCATGCGCGTTTCACCGCCTTCCATATATCGTCGGTTATTTGGTCAAATATAGGTTTAATAGCTGGATTTATAAAGTCTTCTCCAGCGACATAACCGCCGGTGCCAGTGCCATGGCCGTATTGTAACAAAATTACAACAGGAATTCCGTCTTCAATGTTGCTATTGCTCCAAAAAATTTGGTAATAATCTTTTGTTTTTTCAATCTCATAATACCAAGAAAAAGAAGTTTCTTTTGTGTCTTTTGGTGTTGCTTTTTGTAAAGCGTCAACTCCTTTTTGCCCATTACTTTTTAAGACGTCCATAACGTTAATTTTTTGCAGATTATTAAAAAAGTTTTCGGTTTTATTAAAAGAACCTTTTGACTCAAAAGATATCATTGTCGTCCTTTTGTTTACGTGAATAGACGCAAAACTACAACCCCGTTTGGAGATGACGTTGCAGAAGTAATCCCTGACGTTCCATAAACTTTTGTCGCGGTCGTTAACGTATAAGGTTTTGCTCCTCCTCCGCCAGTTGGAGTAACTGATTCAACTATTGCATTAGAAACCGGCGGTTTTCTACCTTGTGCGGCAGAATTCTCAGATGGATAAGATCCATAGGCTCCAACAGATGCCGCACCGTTTAGACCTGTCACAACTCCAGTGCTCCACGTTGCCCGTCTACCAGCTCCACCTGATCCACCTGTGCCAATTGAGCCGTCCCATGACCCATTAAATTGATCCGTTTGGTTTGCTGGAACGAGCCCTCCGCCAGCAGTTGTTTGGTTTCCTTTGCCTCCAGCTCCACCGTACCCGTAGACGGACACTGCTCCTGCACCATTTGTGGTTGGTTTCTTACCGCCAATACCACCTGAGGCTTTACACGTATTTGTGTTGAAAGATGAATATCCACCATTAGAACCATTAGTTGCTACGGTATAAGCAGCGGTAGCAGATGTTGAGGCACTTGTACCGTCAGCCCCAGCGGTTCCCACCACCACAGGAACAGTACTTGCTAGTTCGCTTAATAATCGATTTCTGACAAGGTGAGCTCCTCCGCCCCCAGGAGCTCCGCCAGCCGCAATAACGTCGCCATAACCTGGGCTAACTGATCCTACAGTTCCACCATAACCACCAGAAGCACCAATACACATGACATCATAATACAAATATCCCATGTCAATGTAATTTTGTGGGGTGAATGTTAAACTTTGGGTAAATATAAACACCATTGGCGTCAACGGTCTTTGTGTTTCTCCTAAACTAAGTCGCATAAAACACCTCCAAAATTAAGGGCTAGAAATTGTATATGAGTTTGCATCAATAGAAGTTACCGTGTTACTATTAATTGTATAGGTTGTAGAATCTACATAGGTTACAGCTTGACCTGTAGCCGTAAATGAGCCATCTCCATTATCTGTAATTGTCAGAGATGGTTGGAGTGAGCCATTAATAAACTCGTATACAGCTTCTGGAGTTGGAAGAAATGGATCATAATGATCTACGCCGTAAATATCCGTTCCTCCAACATACAACCAGTTTTGAATATAGGTCATAATAATCGAATCAATTTTTCGTGAATCTAAAATTATATGGTTTGTTGGTACTCCGTAAGGAACTGCAACTGGAATTCCAGTTAAATCCCATGCAAACGTACTAGGTGTCCCAACGTTCGTTGTTGTAGCAAAGGTTTTGTTAGATGGCGTAGCATTTAAGTTATACAATAGATGCAATTTATAATGACCGTTATTACTTTGCTCCCCGTTTGCGTTGGCTGTAGCAATGTAAGTTTTATATGATAAACCAAATGATTCTCGTCTTTGGTTTTCAACAAAGTAACCTGGTGTTATCTCAGTTAGACCTTCAAGTCGATATACCTCATCTGGGTACGTGTAAGCGTTTAAAGTTCCTTTATACTCTCCAACTTGTTGTGTCTCTAAATACTTAACTCCATCTAAATAATAAGGAGAACTTGTTTTGCTAGATAGATCCTCAACAATGCTTGTGATTCCGTTCCATGGAACGGCGGTTCCGTCTTCTAGATAAAGAACGCATTTGTTAACACCGTATTCGTTTGTTTTTTCACCGGACAAGTCCCACACAATAGCCATTGTTCTCCTTTCTATCCACTAGTATTGAGTTGCGCTTTTCTTTGAGCATTTAGATCTCGGTTTCTTTGAGCTAATTCATTTCTGCTCATCTTCTTTGGTTTGGCGCTTTTTATGTTACAAATTTTAATTAATGTAAACAATCTATTTAAGTGCCACGTTTCACATTCAAATGGAATGTTAAAAACAGTCAACCAGTAGTAAATTAATTCAGATGTAATTGTCTCAGATGATTTTGGCGCTGTTGCGTCATCTCTAAACCATGTGGCAGACATTTTGGCATTTATGTAATTGTTAATGTCGTTTAAATTGCTTTCAGAGAGTCTGTTCAAATCCTCCGGAGCAATATTTTGAGTAAGAGTCATACATTGGATGTATGAAAGAATTTCCTCTGCCGATTTTTCGTCATGACCAAGGAAACTTTT